CAGGAAGATACATCTGTCCCCTCAGCATTCCGTCCTACGCTCAAGATGAAAACTTCTGATAACGGTCCAAAAACCGCTCGGAAGCCTCACCTAGAGTATTCGTATCCCTATACCTATACGGATTCCACGACTGGTCTTAAGATGCAGGCACATGTTGTGCTTGCATCGTCCGACTTCCTCGTGCCGACACAGGTACCGGATGCGGTTATCGCAGAAGCGGTCCACCAGTTCACGAATCTACTTGTGAACACGGCGGTCCGCGACTCCATCAAAGCGGGCATCACGCCTACCTAAGAGGAGTTTGCGACATGTCTACATTTGACGATACAGTTAGTGTAGTCCTTCTAGTTCTTGAGGACATCGGCACTCCCCGCTCACTTATGGTGAAGCTCTTAATAGAGCATGGGGAGTGGGCTCAGCTTGGTAATCTAACAGTTGAGCCCGCGCACTACCTAACCGCTGACGCATATATGCTTGATGCAAGTGCTACTGAAATTCTCCGGAAGTTTAAAAGCTTACCGGGGGTTAGTAAGGATGACTTGCGAAATAAAGCATTCGCTAAGTGGCTTGAAGCTGAGAAGCTTTGTGCTGTTACTAACGCTCGATTCGCCAACTACTTAACTGGGTTCTACCCAGGTGTGGATGGCCGTTTGCTACCTATACTAGATAGCGTGCGTAAAAGAATCAGGCGGCTACTCGGGCCTCTTCCAAAAGGGCTCGCTGAGTGCAGACACGGTAAAGGCGCTACACACGATGATACGGGGCAGAATTGCACTGTCTTACATAAGATGCAATCACAGCCAACCATGACGCACGGGATTCAGCCACTGCTCCTTCTCTTAGAAGAGAGCGCGTGGTTCCGCGCGTTAACTCGTCGTGATCTATCTGTGCCGAAGATCGTCCTAGGCAACCGTTTCACAACGGTACCGAAGACAATTAAAGGTGATCGCTCAATTGGCGTCGAACCGTCAGTCAACATCTTCTTACAACTAGGTGTTGGCTCGTACGTCAGACGTCGACTTAAGGCGATAGCAGGTATTGACCTTGATGAAGGTCAATCAGTCCACAGAGCCTTGGCTCAGTATGGAAGCTCCACTGGGGCACTTGCTACGATAGATCTTTCATCAGCTAGCGATACGGTTGCTCGGAATGTCGTTAAATACCTCCTTCCTGAGGACTGGGC